GTTTGTGTAGTTTTCCTTCTACGTTGTAGAGTTAAAGTAACAACTGTTCGATGCCCGTTGTTAGCGCATTAACTCCTCCTGCTATAGTTCCATATGGCCCAGGTATGACTGACAGTCCTCCAGATATGGTTTTAATAATAGATAAAACTCTTTTCCAAAAACTGTCGTTGTCCATGTATGTGACTGCCACTGGAAGCTCTTTTATAATGGTTCTATAAAGATCCATGGCAAAAGCATCTACAGGGGATGGAGTCATGTATTCATACAATCCTGATGTGGGTATAGCGTTGTACTCAACACAGGCATATGAACGGACTAGAAAAGTATTGACTAACTCAGGATCACTATTACTTATTTTCACAATCAACGTTTCAAAATTATTATCGAATCCGGTAAAAGATTTGTCGGTTCCATTTGGGTCCTGAACTCCATTCAATTGACAAAAATCATTGGCTGTCAGAGCCCTTGGCATATCTTTACACTCCTCAAGAATCTGTTGAAACTCAAAGTCAGGACCGCTATTAAAGCATCCCGAATAGAGTCCGTTGAAAACAGGCCCCGAATAAGAATTGGCGTTGGTAGCATTGACCGCTTGTAGACCAGTGATAGTAAAATTTCCATTTGTACTAGGAGAGTTAACACCTTCTACTGACAATTGTAATGAGGCTTTCCACGCTGTGATGGAACCTGCCCATTTCATTTGATTGACAGTAGGCACAAGCTCTATATGATTGGATAAGAACCTGAACCTGTTTAGGGTGTCAGCTGTCTTGTTGTAATTGTAGGAAAAAGTTGAATTGTAGTCTGCATAGGGCACAGGGTCAAAAGTTGCAGTTGCTGGCACTGCCAAACCGGCTGGGCTGTTGAAAACGTAATATGCTACTCCAGGAACTGGAGCTAGCAATATATACGTGTCTGTCTCTTGTTTATTTAAGAAATTAGAGACTAAACGATGTTGCTTCATTAGTGAGTTTCCTTGAAATGAATCAGGAATACCAGTAACACCTGTGGCATTAAAATCAGGAGGGGCAAACGCAGCTTTAAGAAAAGCCATACCTGGTCCTGATAGGCGAGATACACTTTTATCCAAAGTTTTCCTTAAGATATTGTTCCGCACTTTATTGCCTATAGTGTTGGTATAGGAAACTGATGGTGGCAAACCAACAGCAGCTGATTTTCCATTGTACATTTTCTCGCGCTTTCTAGCCCTGCGAGCTCTGTTACGTTCGGTATTCTTATTCAAGGGTCCAATAAGCAATTGTGATGTTGTGAGAACTTTTTGTTGCCTAGCTCTCTGAGGCTTTTGTTGTTTATTGCTGTTCATATTGTTCATATTCGCTTAACTCGATTAAAAGCTTTTGCTCCCCACCGAGTTTGTCAAATCCCACGGCTTGAATTAGCTTAGCAATTCTAGGATATTCAGGGTGATTTAACATTTCGTTGTCGAATCCGACCCTGTATCCCTGCCATTCGATCCAATTCTGTGGCTTTGAGTGTAGATAGTTCATTAAGGTTTTGGCATAATCGACTGGATACGCTCCATCCTTTGTATACAACTTACTACAAAACTCAAATTTATCGCTCACTTCATCGTAATTCTTCAAATCCATTCCTAAGTCAGCGTACTTATTAAAAGCATCGTCGACCCATTCTTCGAAGTCATCGTCACCCATAGCGTGATAGTTGGTAGATCCGACCATCTCAGCCAATAAGCAGCGAATTTTAGAATTTGACATACTTGTTTTGAGCTTTCCAGAATTTTGGATTCCCTTAACTTTTAATTCTAACAATTTGGAATTAGACAAACAGTAGAGTGAATTGCCCTCAATAACAGCTGTTCTTTCCATTAATGTTTTCCATTCGGCGAAGCTGTTTTCGCATAGGCGTATATTCAAGTCTGCATCTGCGTCTAACATCCACTGTTGGACATGCCAATCGAAACCACTTACATCTGTAGCTACGGGTCTTTTCATAGCCATAGCGCTTGAGTAAATGACTTTGACTCCTTCATCATTAAATCCAATTCCGGGTTTGGAAGGTATCTTTGTCCAATTGGCAATTTCCTTTTCTTTAAGATCAGAAACGAGAACCATTTCAACCAATTTGTCAATTAACGACACTGACATGATAAGTCTAACTCTCCCTTCATCTAACTTGCGTTTCTTGTGAGGTTCCTGTTTTACAAAGATCTTCACTGGGTCGCATAGATTGTTGGACACCATCTCAAACGGTGTCATGCCTGGGCTATAACCATATAGTCTAGCACAGATACGAGAATAGACTAAGTCAATTATCACATCTTTTGAATCATTTATGAACTGCTGATTCGTAGAAAACCTCATGGAATATGGTATTCCAGGAGAAGCGTCCATTTTTATGTTTCTGTTGATGAACTTGGTGACTAAATTTGATATAGTTTCGTACGATAAATCAGAATAGCTTAATTTGAACTTAACATATTTGGTCAACAAACGGGTTTTAGCAGCTTCTAATTTTTGAAAATCAGGAGCGGCAAATAGTTTGCGTTTAGAAGATTGTAACTTGAAGCTAGTATACTCAGCCTCTGAGTCTCTATTCGGCCAATCAAAACTTTTGAGGTGGGGGTCTAACTCCAAACTGCGAAGCCAGAACTCGCTATATTCAGCTTTCTGTGCATTTTGCATGCTTTTGAGGTAAACTCCCACTTCTAGATGGGAATCATGCTCAATTGGTTGGTCATATATTGAATAGAGATCCCCCAACAAAAGTTGGGGGCTTAAAAGTTTTTTGGAACCGCAGATTGAAGAGCTGTCAAACACACGTTTCTGATGAATGAACGCAGTTCTTTAGCCCTTTGGTCATTTGTTCGATTGGGATCCCCTGTGTTATAGATCCCTGGCCACTTGCACATTATTTCTGACAAAACGAAAGGACAATGCTTGGGATCAATCTCCATTTCATTCATCATTTCGTTAGCCAAAATACATGCAGAGGATAAACCAAAATCCTCTCCAAATACAATCGCACTTGGTACCTTTGTTTCTTTTGAGTTCTTTTGCACCATTCTACAGGCTTGTAGACTCTGTCTAAGAGCTTCTACTTTGCTGTTATGGTCAGGTCTCCTTTGTTGTTCAGGTACTTTATCCAATTTCTTGAGTTTAGCCTTAAGTTTATTTCTTTTTTTGTTAATTTCATCTCTTTGAGCTGTTTTGGTAGATATTTCAACTATTGGAACACTGACACTAGGACGAGAAACTTTATCCTTACCATTGTGAGTCCGTATTTCTCGGCACATAGGCAACATAATGTTTCTTTCCTTTTTACCACAAACCTCGGTTTCTATACATTCTCCTGAATCATCTAAAGGATTTTCTTTGTTAGAAGCATATCTTGTTTGTGGAGGATCACCTCTGAATTTATTTCCCACTGGAGAATTCATATTAACTAATTTTGATTGCAACTCCTTAAAATTGGGAGTTGGACTACCATACTTCGGGTCAAAGTCGATATTCAATTGGTTATTTGTTCTCTCCAAGGGTCTCAAAACCGTATCCTCTATCTCAATTTTCATAGCTCGTATATCATTTCTGATTGATTCAAAATCTTTTTTAAAAGGAATTTGTATCTCATTAGCTAAGCAATCTCGAACAATTTGAACCACCGCTTGTCTTAACAAGTCTTTTTCCATGGCATCTACTGCTGTTTTTGCTAAGTGGCCACTGAAGACTTCTCTGGCGTTGTCAACGTCGCTGGAGGTAACTCGTAGATCTTTAACAAGCGGGCTTTTACATCTTGGACATTTAAATCCTTCCTGACATATAATATGACACGTAGGGCAAATCAAAGGAGTTTCCTTTCTATATTTGTTTCCTTTTATGCGTCTTTGTTTATGTTTCTTGAAGGATTCTTCATTTTCATTTTTCCAAGCTACGAATCTCACCATGTTGCGTTGATCTTCCTCAAAAAACTCTTCGTCCATGATTTCAGCCCAAGACTTTTGGGTATTTTCATCATGGATTTTAAAGTCCAGTTTGTGAGATTCGTTAAGCATGAAATACACATACATTTCGTTTTCCAATCTTCTTTCTATGTCTGCATCATCTTCCTCAATTTCTCTTTCTATTCTATCTTCTGATAAAACATCACCAGTGGCGGCAGTTTCTTTGTTTCTGAATACCGGTGGGATGACACCGACATTGACTCCAGATGAATTATCGGCTTCCAAATGAATTCCGATTATTTCACTTCTGGAGTTCAATATAGGTCCTCCCGACGAACCACGTAAAGTGCTAGCTTTATATTCAACTTGAAAAGGCTTATAATAGCTTCCTAAAGTTCCTATGGCGAATCCATACCGGGTTTCCCCGGCGAATTCTCTATACGAATAAACTCTGACAGGAGTTCCCGTTGTGGCTTTTGGAGCTAATTTTGCACATTTCATTTGCAATCTAGAAAATACTTCTGGAGAAACAGCGATAATGATAAAGTCCAACTCATCGATTGGGGAAATAGCCAAAACTGTGCACCGTTTTATAGAGTTTGTTTTGATCGTTACTCCATTATGGCATAAATCTAGCATGTACCCTTTGTTCATTTCTAAAACATGGGTTGCAGTAAGAATACAGTCTTGATTTTTGTATCGGATTCTAGAAAATAGTCCAACGATGTTTTCTTCAACTTTAATCTCACCAACGAAATCAGGCAGAGAGCTCACCGCGTATATTTTACTACTAGGCAATAAGCTTTCTTTGACGTTAGAGTATGTTGGTGCACTAATCTCTGCTGGAAATGCAGGCGCAGAAGCTAGTGTTAATTGCT